GCAGCTCTTGCGGGAAATGTAACCGTAACTATTCCTTTAGATGTTGAAGCTGTTTACATAATTAAAAATTCTACTACGAATGCATATACAGTTGAATTTAAATATGTAACAGGTTCAGGTGGCAGTGTTACTTGGTCAACTACTGATAAAGGAACTAAATTTATTTATGCAAAAGCAGATGATGCTACTAATCCTAATATTATAGATGTTTTTGCTACGTCTTCAGACATTGTTTTATCCAATAATAATTCTCTTACATTTAATGACGCTGATAATTCAGCAGCTGTTGGATTTAAAGCTCCGACAACAGTATCAGGCGCAGTTACATGGGTTTTACCTGCTGAGGATGCCGGTGTTGCAGGATATGCATTAACATCAGATGCTGCAGGCACTTTATCTTGGGCATCAGGAGGAATTTCAACGGGGAAAGCTATTGCAATGGCAATGATTTTCGGATAATAACAATAAAGGAATTAAATTATGGCAAATCCAAATATAGTATCAGTCGCAACCATTCTTGGTGGTAATGCTGGCTGGAATTTATCCAATACTTTAACTACAACTTTATTAACCGTTACAGCTGAATACATTTTAAAAATTAATCGAATCGTTGTTGCTAATGTCGATGGCTCTTCTGCAGCGGATGTAGATTTATTCGTTGATGGCATGGGATCAGGCACAACAGGAATTACAACTACTGGAGCAGACGCTACAGTTTATTTAGCAAAAACAATTTCAGTTCCAGCAGATTCTTCACTAGTTATCACAGACACTCCCATCTATTTAATGGAAGGAGATATTTTAAAAGGTGGCGCGAGTGCGACTGGAGATTTAGACTTATTCATATCGTATGAAACGCTAATAGATTAGGGGGTAATATAGTTCAATGGCTACAGCACCTTCTACTGCTAATGGCGGAATTATTGGACCTACCAACCCGGTCGGCTCAATAGTCCAACCCAAAATTTCAATTTTCACAGCAACAGGAACGCTTTGCACAACTGCGTGTACAACGCAAGTTAATGCTGTCGTAGTTGCTGGTGGAGCTGGTGGTGGTGGAGATGAACAAGGTGGTGGCGGAGGCGCTGGGGGAGTTTTACTTCTTTCGTGTCAATCTGTATGTGCTTCTTCTCCCTATGCTGTTACTGTTGGTGGTGGTGGATGTAGTGTTTCAACTCCTGCTAGAGGTGGAGCTGGAAGTAATTCAAGTTTAGTAGTCGGACCCGGAACTCAGACTGCCACAGGTGGTGGCGGTGGAGGTGCTGGTGTACCCGGTGGTGGAGTTCAAGCTGGAAATCCTGGTGGATCCGGTGGTGGTGGTTCAGGTCACGATAGAGCAACTGGTGCTGGTGGTTGTGGTACAGCTTGTCAAGGAAATGATGGAGGAATTGGAGCTGGTCCTGGAACAGCGCCTAGCTGTTCTAATGGAAATTTAGGTGGCGGCGGAGGTGGTGCTGGAGCTGCTGGAACTGTAGGTGGTGGACCTGGTGGAACTCCCGGTGGTGGTGGCGGAGTGGGTGGATCTACTACTCCTGCTTTTACAATAACTCACGGCGGTGCTGATGGAGCTTTCCCTGGAACAATGGCGGGTGGTGGTGGTGCTGGTTCATGGGATTCACCTGTTACAAGTGCTGGTGGATGTTATGGCGGTGGAAGAGGATCAAGACAAGCATGTAATCCAAGTGCAGATGTTTTTGCTGTTCAAGGAAAAGCTGTATCTGGAGGAGGCGGTGGTGGATCAGGTGGTCCTGGTCCTGCTGGTACTTCTGGTACAGGTGGAAGTGGTGTTGTAATTGTAAAAGAAAAAGGTGCTGTATGCAAAGTTTCAGGCGTATGGAGCATGCAAGAACAATATGATAAAGCTTTAACAGGTTGTTGGAGTTTTGCTTCTCCATTCGGAGAGGTAAATATTTTAACGATTGGTGGCGGCGCCGGTGGTGCTGCGGATAGAGGTGGAGCTGGTGGCGCAGGCGGTTATCAATTTAATACAGCTTTAACTATAGGCTCTGCAAATACTTATACAGCTATTGTGGGTGCAGGGGGAGCAGGTGGATGTTGCCCCGGAACTGTACCAGGAACTTCAGGTTCAACTACAGAATTTAGTGGTCCCGATATTCAAAGTCTTTCATCATCCGGTGGTGGCTATGGATCAGGTTCACCAAGTTGTGGAAGTCCGGGAGGATCCGGTGGGGGTGGAAGACAGAACGATACACCTGGATGTGGAAATGATCCCGCAAAATTTATGTCACAAGGAAATCCAGGTGGAGTTGGATCGGGCCCATCTCCTGCAACGGGGGGTAGTGGTGGCGGAGCTGGCGCAGCTGGTTGTGGAGTTAATGGTGGCGCAGGGGCCAGTGTATGGCCAGGAGATTCAACTTTAAGAGCTGGTGGTGGCGGAGGCGGCGGTGATGGTTCACCAACTGCAGGAACTGCAGGTCCCGGTGGTGGAGGAGCTGGAGGATGTAATACATGTGGTGCATCCGGAACAGCAAACACTGGTGGCGGCGGTGGCGGTGGAGGAAATGCTGCCTGCGGGAAAGCAGGTGGAGCCGGTGGTTCAGGCGTAGTTATTATTCAATATCCAGGTGCTCAAGCAGCTTCTGGAGGAACCGTTACACCGGTTCCAGGTTGTAAAACACAACATTTATTTTCAAGTTCAGATTTATTTTATACCGGGTATCCGGCTACGGCCGTTTCTTTCGATTATCTCGTTGTTGGTGGCGGCGGTGGTGGAGGTTGCGGTGGTGGTGCCAACGCTGCAGGTGGGGGAGGTGCTGGAGGTTATCGAACTTCACATCCAGGTGGAACAAAAATTAATTTATATGAAGGATCAAGTTATGCAGTCACCGTGGGAGCCGGAGGTGCAGCTCCTGTAGGAGCTCCTTTAAGAGTAGGATATTCAGGAACCGATAGTTCAATAACTGTTATAACTTCAACCGGAGGTGGTGGAACTAGCGGAGCCCCAAGTCCAAGACCTTCTCCATGGTGCGGTCAACCAGGAGGCTCTGGAGGTGGTGCTAGTGGAAGTGTACCGACTTGTAGAACTGAAGGAATCGGAATCCCGGGACAAGGATATCCAGGAGGTGGTGAAGGCGTTCCTGGTGACATTGGAGGAAGTGGTGGTGGAGGTGGTGCTGCTGCTGGTGGTGATGGAACAACACCAGGTGGACCTGGAGGAGTAGGAGGTTTAGGGGGCTCGTCCGCAATTTTAGGAAGTATACCAACAGCCGGATGTTATGGAACCCCAGGCCCAGCTCCAGGAAGATATTTTGCCGGTGGTGGCGGAGGTGGAGCATTAAACACTGCGGTGAACGGAGGTGCCGGAGGAGCAGGTGGAGGTGGCTTAGGTGCTGCTGGACCATACCCAGCTCCAGGAGGAGCTCCATCCGTAGCAGGTTCAGCAGCAACTGTAAACACTGGTGGTGGCGGCGGCGGTGGCGGCGGATCTGGTGGCCAAATAGGATATGCTGGAGGCCCAGGAATAGCTATTTTAAGACTTGCAACAGCGGATAAACCTGCAAGTTTTGCGGTTGCACCAGGAACTAATACTACAGCGGTATGTGGATCTTGTACGGTTGCTATATATACGGTAACAGGAACCTTGACTTTGTAGTTTACAAAATTAAAAATTTTTTATATAAGATATTAAGGAGATATAGATATGGCACATTTTGCAGAATTAATTGAAAAAACAGATCCAACAGGTTTTACAGCAGATAAACATTGGATCGTAGAAAGAGTAATTGTCGTAGACAATAAACACGTTGACAGTGACGAACACGTCAGTGGAGAAAACTGGTGTTCAACATTTTTTGGCGGGGGTAATTGGAAACAGACTTCTTATAATAATAATTTCAGAAAACAATATGCAGGCGCAGGAAATGTTTATGACGCTGCCAAAAACAAATTTTTAGGTCAACAACCCTACGCATCGTGGTCTTTAGATGCAGAGGATAATTGGCAAGCGCCCGTAACGTTTCCAACAATAATAGAATATGGCGATCCTTCAAAACCATACAAAATTTCTTGGGATGAAGAAGGTCAAAAATGGACAGCAAAAGATTCAGAGGATCCACAAAATTCATTTAACTGGGATGCATCCGGTTTAACGTGGGTGTCCGCATAAGAAGATAAGAATTGATATAGATCAAATTGACTATATCCTTAAGGGTAGTATAAAAAGAAAGATGAATTTAATATAATTATATATTATGAACCTTAGAAATCATTTCTGGTATTTTAAAAAGGCTGTCCCGGATCACATTTGTGATGATATTATTAAATATGGTCTCCAGATCAAAGAACAAATGGCAGTTACCGGGGGCTACGGAGGTCAAAAATTAAATCGACAACAAGTTAAAGATTTAAAAAAGAAAAGAGATTCTAATATTGTCTGGTTGGCGGAGAACTGGATTTATAAAGAACTTCATCCCTATATTCGTCAAGCAAGCAAGAATGCAGGCTGGAATTTTCAATGGGATTTTTCAGAAAATTGTCAATTTACTAAATATAATAAAGGTCAGTATTATGATTGGCATTGTGATGGATGGGATAAACCTTATCAAAGACAAGAAGGAGATCCCTCTTATGGTAAAATT